GTAAAAGACATATAAAAATTAGTTATTTTTGCAAAAAACATTTATTTTTTATCACATATTATAAGCCGTTAGGTGTTAATTTACATTCAATGTTATTGTAATATCCGAAACTTATTGCACTAGCTCTACAATCAATTTTTACATAATTTAATGCTCGTATATGGTAGAGAATTAAGTTAAAATTGAAAGGAGAAGTTTGGCGTATAATGATAGATTTACACAAGCGAGAAGGTGAGAATGAAGAACAATTTATATGGCGACTTTGTTCACTTAAAGACAGTGGGCAGTTAGATATAGATTGGGAACAGCTTGCCCTTATTATAAATAAAGAATGTAGATTAGACGAATCTGAATATAGGGATGAATCGGCTTACAGAAAACCATACCAGCAAGCTAAAAGATTTTATGAGGCTGGAGTTTTTAAAAATCTAACGGCTGATAATTATGTTAAGCAAATACAAAATGAGAGGCGAGAACTCTATAAAGAAAAACAAAAACTTCGCGATGAACGAATTGACTATCAAAGAAGCTTGAGAGAAAGTGCTCGAAAAGAATCATTTATAAGTTTAGTTGAAAGAGTGTTTAGTAAAAAAATAACACCTCTTGAATTTATTCAACAACCAGATATAGATAGCGACACTGATTTGATTGTTTGCCTATCAGATTTACATGCAGGGATGAATGTAAAAAATTCTTGGAATATTTATAATGTTGCGGAATTAAAAGATAGGTTAATAAAGTATCTTAATGAAATAATTAAAATTCAAAAACGACATCAAAATAAAGAATGTTATTTAGTATTAGGTGGCGATTTAATATCTGGAATAATACATACAAATTTGCGTCTTCAGAACAATGAGGATGTAATAACTCAATTGAAGTATGTTATTGACTTGATTGGGGAATTTATTAAGGTTTTACAACCTAAATTTGAAAAAATTAAAGTATATGGAGTTTCTGGAAATCATTCTAGAATATCGCCAGCAAAAGAGGAAAGTTTAAAAGGCGAAAACCTTGAAGAGATGTTGCTTTATTGTTTGAATTTAAAATTTAGCAACAATCCTGGCGTTGAGATTTGTGAGAGCTCACGATTAGATGACAGCATTACTTATTTTAGAACAAGAGGAAATAAACTCTTTTATGTTGTTCATGGAGACAAAGATTCAGTTAGTAATGTCGTTCCAAATCTTACATTAATGACTGGTGTAAAACCAGATGCAATTATTATGGGACATAGACATCACAATGCATTAGAAACTGTTCATAATGTAAAAATTGTTCAGTGTGGGTGTGTGATTGGAACTGATGATTATTGTGTTGATAAAAGAATATCAAGCCGTGCAGAACAGGTTTGCCTTATAACTGATAAAAAGAATACAGTTCAATGTTTATATGATGTTGAATTGGAGAGATAATTTAACTAAAAGAGGCATAATGTGAACAGAAAAGAATTAATAAAAAAAATAGCGAAAAAATATGAAGTATCACAAGAATTTGCTATGCAAATGTGTGATGCAGTTTTTGGCACTATTAATGAAGAATTGAACTCTGGGCAGGATGTTTATATATATGGTTTTGGACACTTTAAGCACAAAACTTTTAAAGGTAAAAAGTTTAGACATCCAAAAACAAAAGAGTTGATGATCGGAGAAGAACGCACTGATGTGGTTTTTAAAAGGTCAAGAGGCGTTGAAAGATTAGAAGAAAATTAATTTAGAAGGAGGAAATATGAAGAAACTAGCAAATATTAGTGAATCTGAGTATAAGGAATTTAACGATTTTAATATTATGATCTTGGAAGATTTTATTGCTAATTCAACAGAGTTTTCCTCCGCCACCAAAAAGGCGTATGAAAGTAATTTAAAAATATGGTTTAAGTGGGTAAAGGATAATTTAGGGAATAAATCACAATTAGAGATAAAGCCCTTGGATTATAAAAGATTTCAAAATTGGCTATTAAATAGAGGTTGCGGTTCTGCAGATGTTAATAACAAGCGAGCCGCAATCTCTTCTTTAAATAGTTATATTGAAATTTACTATCATGATGATTATCCAACTTTTAGGAATTTTATTAACAAGAGCATTAAACGACCTGCGAAAACTTTTGTTCATGAAAAAGAACCATTAACAAAAAATGAGTTCAATCATCTTATAAATGAACTTACTAAACAAGAAGAGTGGCAAAAAATTGCTTATTTAGAATTTACCCTTTCAACAGGATGTAGAAGAGCAGAAAGTAGACAACTTTTGAAATCCGTCATAGATGCATCTCCAATTGTAAAGAAAAAGTCATATGTAGATGATAACGGTAATACATGCGAAAAAGAGATTAAATATTATCAAACTCATCCAATAAGATGTAAAGGCAAATCTGATATTGGAAAAGTAAGAAAACTTTCATTTAGTCAAAGGGCTATGGATGCAATCAAAAAGTGGATTGAAGTAAGAGGAGAGGACGATTGCGAATATGTTTTTATCACTAAGTATGGGGGAAAAATTAAACAAGTTGGAGAAACAACCTTCAATAGTTGGTGTGCTAATGATTTTGAAAAGATTGTTGGAAGGAGAATACATCCTCACTTATGGCGAGAATCCGCTGCAACGCAACTTGTGATGGAAGATGGAAAAAATATTGAAAGTGTTAGAGCATTGCTTGGGCATGAAAGCTCTGAAACAACAAGAATATATGTTATCAGAGATGAAGATGAGGATTTAGACGATATATTTTAAAGGGGGATATTATGGCATCTAAAGGAAGGCCGTTTGGCGGTACAAAACTTTCTGGTGTCACTTTATCAGCAAATAGTAAAAAGAAAATTAACACAGAAGCAAAGATAACAAAAATTGAAGCAGTTAAAGATGAGCTTGGTTATCGATGTTCGTGTTGTGGTAAAACATTTAAAAGTCAAAGAAATAACTTTTCTGTGTCAAGTTCACCTCTCTTTGCAGGTAACAATGGCTTTATTCCATTTTGTAAGAATTGTGTAGATACTTATTACTTAAAATTAGTAGAATTTTATTCAGGCAATGAAGAGCATGCAATAGAGAGATGTTGTCAAATTTTTGATTGGTTTTATTCAGACAATATTGCGGCTATGACACAAAAATCATTATCTGCTGGCAAAACAAGAATTGGCTTGTATCCTAGCAAAATGAATATAGTGCAAGACAAAGGGTGTGCCACTTATCTTGATACTATTGAAAGAAAAGAGAATGACACCATTAATAACATTTCTGAACTCAAAGAGTTAAACAATGGGGATGAAGGAATTCAGGTAAGCGAAGAAGACATTAATATGTTTGGTGCTGGTTATAAACCAGATGAATATGTTTTTTTAAGAGAGCAGTTTGATGAATGGGTTACACGACATGAGGCAAAAACAAAAGCACAAGAAGAATTATTTAAAGCATTGTGTATGGCTCAACTTTTAATAAGAAGGGCTCAACAACAAAATAATCCTAAAGGTGTGGCAGAAGCATTTAAGTCATTTCAAGATTTATTGGGTTCTGCAAATCTAAAACCTAATCAAAACAACGATAATTCATTGGTTGAACAAAACACGTTTGGAACATTAATTAAGAAATGGGAAGATGAACAACCAATACCTGAATTAGATGAAGAATTTAGAGATGTTGATTATATTAAAAAATACATAGATACATTCTTCTTTGGTCATCTATCAAAAGCTATGAAAATAGAGAATGATTATGCAGCAAAATACGAAGAAGTAATGTCAAAATATACTGTAACAAAACAAGAATATGAGGAAGAACTTCTCGATGATGAGGAGGACGACCTTGGAGAATAAAAAATTAACAGAACAAGAAGTTTTACAGGGCAAAGCACAAAAAATAATGAATACAATTGCACGTAAAGCTTCTTTTTATAGGGAAAATCCACATATTTTTTGTAAGGAATATCTTAATTTAAACTTAAAACTCTTTCAAAAAATTTTAATTTGTATGATGAATTTTAAGAATTATTTTATGTTCCTTGCATGTCGTGGCTTAGGTAAAACGTATCTCACTGCAATTTTTTGTGTCGTGAGATGTATTTTATATCCAGGAACAAGAATATGTGTTGCATCGGGCAGAAGAAGGCAGGCAATAGAAGTAATTGAAAAAATAACTACAATTTTAATGCCGGCATCTTCTAATCTGCGGAGCGAAATAAAGGATTTTTCAACAAGTCAAGCAGATGCTTATGTTGACTTTCATAATGGCTCAAGAATAAAGGTTGTAACGGCGTCAGACAATGCCAGGGGTGCAAGGGCAAATATTTTAGTTTGCGATGAGTTCAGGTTGGTGCCTTTAAATGTTATTCAAGCAGTTTTAAGAAAATTCTTAATTGCACCAAGGCAACCAGGCTATTTGAACAAAAAACAATATCAGCATTTAACTGAAAGAAATAAAGAGATTTATATGTCTTCTTGCTGGTATAAATCACACTGGTCTTATGAAAAGGCAAAATCATATACAGCACAATTAGTAGATACAAAAAGAAAGTATTTTATTTGTGCGCTTCCATATCAACTTGCTATTAAAGAAAATCTTTTAAGTAAGGAACAAGTTGAAGATGAAATGTCAGAAAGTGATTTTAATGAAGTTACTTGGTCTATGGAAATGGAGTGTTTATTCTTTTCTGATGATGAAGGTGGTTTATATAATTATGAAGACATTTCAAAAAACAGAAAAATTCATTATCCGTGTTTTCCAGCAAATGGCGAATGTAGATTAAATGACAAAAGATTGCTGATTCAAAATAAATTGCCGGGAGAAATCAGAATTTTATCTGCCGATATTGCTCTTATGTCATCAAATGTCAATAATAACGATGCAACATCAATATTTTTGAATCAGTTAATGCCAACAGGTTCTAATAAGTTAGTTAGCAATATTACTTATTCCAAAAACCAGGAAGGGTTAAGAACAGATGAGCAGGCCCTTGCAATAAGAAAACTTGTAGATGAATTTGATGCTGACTATTTAGTAATTGACTGTAAAGGAGTTGGATTAGGTGTAGTTGACTTAATTATGGCCGACTTATATGATCCAAACACAGGAATAACTTATCCAGCACTTTCGTGTTGTAACAATAAGGAAATTGCAGATAGATGTAGGGTTCCAGATGCACCAAAGAAAATATATGCAATAAATGGTAACTCAACATTCAACTCACAGTGTGCATTGGGATTAAGAGAGGCATTAAAGCAAAATCAGGTTAGACTCTTGGTTTCTGAATATGATGCAGAAGATTTGTTAATGGATATTCCTGGATATAACAAGTTATCACCTCAAGACAAAATAAACCTAAAAATACCATATTTAAACACTACCTTGCTAGCGAATGAGCTTGTAGAACTTGAATATGAAACAAAAGATAATGTTATAAAAGTTAAAGAAAAAGCTGGTAAAAGAAAAGATAGGTACAGTTCTTTAAGCTATAACATTTATCTGGCAAAAGAGAAGGAACGAGAGTTGAGGGCAGCAATGTCAAATCCTTCAGTTGAAGATTTGGTTTTTAAGTTTCGTTCACCAAAAATAAAATCTAAATATTAAAAGGAGGGGTAATGAAAAGAAAAGATTTAGAGCAGCGAATAATTGAGTTGGAAAACTTAAATAAGCAAAATTTAGATAAGTACAATTCAGATATGCAATATTTTGCAAAGAATCTATTAAAAGCAACAATTAAAAACGCCCAAAACAATACATCGGCAAATAAAGCAACAACTTTCTCTAAATATAAAAAGGAAGACATTATTGAATGGCTTAAAAATCCTGCAAGTAATGAGAAAAACTTAAGAGATGCTTCTATTTATATGTATTTATCATCAATGCACTATCAACGATTAATAAGTTATTATTCAAATCTTTATACCTGGGCATACATTATTTCTCCAGTTAATTTTGATAGAGGTAAGATTGAGGGTAAGAAAGTTGAAACTTTTAAGAAACAATACCTTAAATCAGTTCACGAAATGGAGAATTTGCACTTAAAGAATATGGGGCAAATGATTTTAACAGTCGCTTTAAGAGAAGGTACATTCTACGGGATTAGAGTGTCAGATGGAACCACTTCCATTATTCAAAGAATTAATCCAGATATTTGCAAAATATCATCTATGGTAGATGGTGTTTTTTTATATTCTGTTGATATGTCAAAGATAGGGAAAGATAAACTTTCTTTTTATCCTCAAATAATTTCTGATTTATATGCAGAATACGAAAAGGATAAACAAAAGTGGAAGGAAATACCAATGGATGTTTCTGTTTGTGTTAAGGCAGATACAAGTATTTTAGAGTATTCAATACCTTGTTTTGCCTCAACAATGCCATCTCTATACACAATCGAAAATGCATCACAATTACAGGAAACAAAAGACGAGTTGAATAATTACAAAATGTTAGCAGGGCAGGTTCCTACAGATGATGCTGGGAAACCATTGATGTCTTGGGACTTATACTTAAAGTATTATAATCATCTTGCTAATGCAGTTGGTGACGGAGTTGGCCTTGCAATTTCGCCGTTTAACCTAAAATCATTTGACTTTGAGCAAAGTGGTTCGACGGCAGAAATAGACAATGTAAGCAGGGCTATAAATAACTATTGGACAACGGCAGGTACTTCAGGACTATTGCACGGCGTAACAAATAACACATCGGGAGTAACAAAGTTAGCAATCAAAAATGATGAAAATTATATTATTGGCATTATTGAACAAATAGAAAGATTAGTAAATTTACATCTTAAGACAAGTATAACTGGTTCATTTAAGTTTAAAATTTCTATTTTGCCTGTGACCATATATAATCGTGAAGAATTTATTGAAATGTATAAGGGCGCAGTTGCTTTTGGACTTGGAAAGTCGCATTATGCTGCTGTGCTTGGAATTCCTCAAGGAGATATTGAAGGGTTATCGTATTTGGAAAATGATGTGTTACAAATTGATTCGATACTCGTTCCAATGACTAATAGCCATAACTCTACAGGAGTGAAATCACAAGGAAGACCACAAGTAGACGAGGAGGATTTGTCGGATGGCGGAGAAAAGACCAGAGATAATGATTCCAATAGTAATCAGTAATTGGAGGATATATGGAAAATAAACAGGGAAAATTAGTAAAAATTTATGATAAAAAAATCGCCGATGCTTTACAAGACGGCGGTTTTTCTTATATGACAGAACTTCAAAACAATAGAGAAGTTTATGTTTTTATACAGTCGGCAGAACTAATGAAATTATTAGGTTCTACATACACAACAACCGAGCTGACTGTTGACACTAAATTAAGATTTTAATTAGGAGAATAAAGTGAAACGTGAATCAGTTAAGTTTAATGCAAAAATAACTCCTGTTAAACCTTTAAATGATGAGATGACATTGTGCAAATGTTATGTAATGGCGGTTGGTAAAAACAGGAATTATTCTTGTATTAGTAAAGAAGCAGTGGAAGATGCACTTCCAACAATTTACAACATACCTGTTGTTGGACATATGTATGTTGGGGAAGATGGTGAATATCACATGGGAGGACACGACTTTGAAGTTGCACGAGACGAAAATAATAAATTAATTTTTAAAAGCGTATGCGTGCCTTATGGCGTTGTCCCTGAAAACAACGATATGCACTTTGAAACAATAA